AAGGAGAAATATATCTTTCTTTTAAACATGTGTCATGGACTTGTTTTTTCATACAAAAATAATTAAAAACAAATGTAGCTAAATCTTTATCAATTGCTTTTCTTATAATTGCATATTTATTTTTTTTAAAACTCATATTAAAAATAATTAAAATTTATAACTATCCTCCTTTTTTTATCTGTACAAAGAGAACTTGCATGTGGTTTATGTGGATCAAAAAACACAGCTCTATTTTCTTTGGGTTTTACTTTTTTATTTTCAAAATATGTTTCTCCATTATTTTCGTTTATATAAAATAAACAACCTTTATGTGGAAAGTCATAATCAATGTGACTTTCATTTTTTCGTTTTTTATCAATATTTACATACAACCCTGCTTTTATTCTTACAAGTGCTTTACAGTCGATTTTTTTTAAAAATTTTTTCCATATTGGAAAATATTCACTGTTTTGAAAAGTATTTTGACCATAAAACATGTGGGTAAAATAATAATAATGTTTTGGATCATTCCAATCTGTAATACTACCTTGATAGTACCAAGGAAAATTATCACTACGAATAATTCTTTTTAACTCATTAAAATATTCAGGGTCTAAAAAATTATCAATAACCTTAATCATCTTTTACTATTTCTTTAGGAACTGTTTGTATATTAAAGTGTATAAATCTAAATGGATCTTTACCATGATCTACTGAAAATTCATGTTCTAAGTAACCAGGAAACATTACTAGAGTTCCAGGTTTTGGAATAAAATGAACTAATTCTGTTGCGTGACATATACCCATATTAGGTTTCATTTTTAATTTAGTTGCTCTTGCTCCTGTTCTTGGTTCATGAAAAACTGGATATGAAGTTCTTTCACTACATTTTAAAAAATAAAAACCAGATACATGTTGATTCCAATGTATGTGTGCATTGTGGTGACCACCACCATTTTTAGAAAATTCTTGAACCCAAAATTCTGTATACATATTAATGTATTTTGACATATCAACACCTTGATAATCTAAAAACTCCCAAGCTTTTTGACCTATATAATTTCTTAAATCTTTAAAATCATTGTCTGTAGTTAGTGGTGTAGAATGATAGCTTGTTCCAAAGTCACCAAATTTTTTAATATATTCTTTATCCCTTTTTTTAGCTTCTTTTATATATTTATTAGATGCTTTATTCAAAGCATTAACAAACTCAGGTTTGTATTCAACCCATATAGGTGTTTTAAAATAATCTACTTTTTCCATTTTATTTATATGGATATCCAAGTGTCCATAGAACTAATGAATATCTTACTCCTTTCGTTACTGGTTGTACTCTATGCCACACAAAAGATGGAAATACAACAATAGATCCTTTAGGTAAAATTTCTTTCATTGTTATTACATGTTTTGATGCATCTCTCATATGAGGTTCGTAGTTCCTACAATCAAACTCTAATTCACCGCCTTCATATTCTGAACCATCGTTTAATTGAAGGGTCATAGATATTTTTCTAATTTTACCGTGTTGATTACTGTTGGGTTTATCATAAGGTTCTGCCCAAGAATCATTGTGCCAATCATAGTGTTGATTTAATTTGTATTTTGTAAATTGAAAAGCTTCTGATACTGAATATTCAAAATTCCAACCCGCATTTTTATTAGCTCTCCAAAGATAAGGATAAATTTCTTTATATATCCAAGGATCATTTAACCAGACAACATCAGAAAATCTTTTTCTTTTTAAATCTCTAACCTCTTCTTTATTTAATTTCTTATTACCTATGCCACCAGTTTTAGCCATAACCTCTTGTTTTGACAAACCATGTTTAGTTATATTATCGCATATTTTAGGTGGTATTGCAGATTTAAAATACCAATAATAATTAGACAAATTCATAAGTTATAACCTGTATAAAATTCAAAGATTCTTTCTGATTATTTATAATATTATATCTGTTAGTAGATGGAAACATTATAAAGTTATTATCTTTTAAAGGCTCTATTATTGATTTACCTTTTCTTCTATTGTCATCATATAATATTTTAACACTACAATCGACAGTATTAATTCCATACAACAATACAAAATCAGGTGAGTGTTTTAAATCAATAGGATCTACTTCTAACATAGATTCCGTTTTTTCATTAGGAATAAAAATATTTGTCCAAGAATTTTTATTAATTAATTCTAATTTATAATGAAAACGTATAAAATCTTTTATGTAAGTATTTAATTTATCAAAGTCTTTTGAAAAAATAAAATTTTTATTTTGATATAGTGATTTAAAAAAATTATTTGTAAGATTTAAAGGATTGATTTCAAATCCTTTAGGCATATTAACTTCACCATAATATAGACTCTGCTCTGATAATACTTTCTTTTTCATTTCAAAAAAACTTATATACTAATTTAGTATATTTTCAATACTAAGGCATATAATTTATAAGAACCCAATTTTGATTATCTTCATTCCATGAATATGACCATTGATGAGTAAAAGCTTCATTTTGAGCTTGTTGCTCTGCAGTAAGAGCAGGTTCTTCACCTAATGGTGATAACCATCTTGCATTTGAAATATCTTTTGTCCATGAAGGAAAAGGTTGAGGTCTCCAAAAAATTTCATTTTCAGGATCCCAAGTATATCCTGGACATGCATAATTTCCTCTTAATGGAGTACCACCTCCTAAATGTTGATTTTCAGCAGTATTATAAGAAGTTTGAATCCATAAATGTGCAGGCCAATTATTATGTGTTTCTAAATAAGCTTGACCAGCAGATTCATTAGGAGCATCTTCGTCATTAACACGTAAAACAGCTAATACTTCATTATTTTCTGATATTTTTGCAAAATGTGCCATATTATTGATACCTATATCTTATAATCACAATACCTGAGCCGCCAGCATATTCAGCGCCACCGCCTCCTCCAGTATTTGTTTTACCATCTCTTTGCTCGGCAGTAACACAAAATCTTGGTGTACCTAAAGGAGCCCACCAACCTCCGCCACCACGTCCACCCCTAGCGTCCGGTGTAACAGCAGGTGCGCCTTGTCCTCCTCCAGCAAACCATCTTCCTGGAGTTGGTCCATCTGTTCCAACACATGTGCTTGGATTAATATTTGTAGCTGCTCCATCACCACCGTATCCACCTCCAGCACTTGGTCCTGGTTGTGCGTTAGCTGATTGAGGAGATCCTGTTGCTCCTCCACCACCGCCAGATCCATTACATGGTAATCCAGGTGCTCCATTTAATCCTTGAGGTGGAGTAGTTGGAGGTGTATTACCACTTCCTGCAGGTCCTCCTGGACCTCCTCCACCGCCACCAGATCCCCCAGGGAATCCCGCTGGATTACCAGGTTGTGGTGTATTTTGACCCCCACCACCGCCACCAGCGGCTGATGTTATTGTAGAAAAAATTGAAGGATTACCATTTGGTCCTTGTCCCGGTTGATTTGGCGTTGCGCCTCCTCCACCAGCTCCTACAGTTATTGGATAAGCTGAAGCACAAACTGTAACGGAAGTGCCTCCTGGGTTTCCGTTTAATGGACTTGCAGTATAAGGATCACAAGAATTTTTATATTCTCTAAAACCTCCTGCTCCTGCTCCACCAATACGTCCTCCTCCGCCGCCCCCGGCAACGACCATATATGAAACTACGTTCTCAGCTGCACAGCATGCAGCTTTAGAAACACAAAAAGTTCCTGGTCCAGTAAATGTATGAATTTTATAATCTCCACAAGTAGTCTCTGTACCACCTGTAGCTTCTATGTAAGGATTTCCGCCACCGCCTCGTTGGCCATATCCTCTTCCTGATCCTGCTCCAAATGAACCAATTATTGGCATCTTTCTATCCTCCTAGTTTTACGCAAATTGCGTTTGAGCTGCAAGTACAGTAAATACTGAACCACCAGTTTTAATGGCTGTGTAAGTGTACACATCATTTGATGTTGTGTTACCAGCAGTTGGTGCTGCTCCACCTTGCCATACTGGAGTTACTGTAGTTCCATCTACTTGTACTGTAGTATTGTAATAACCTGTTGCACCTTGTTTTGAAATGTATGCAACTGTAATTGATTCACCAACGTCCATAGATGCATCTAAAGAGTTTGAACCATCACCTCTTAAATTAACTGTAAAGTTTGCATCAGCTGATGCAGTATCTAATCTTACTGCTTGAGTATTTGTATCAAAGTTAATGTTTGAAGTATATGTACCATTAACTTCTACTTTTTCTGCAAGACCTTGAATTTTACCATTACCATCTAATGTAACTCTTCCAATTCCTTTTGGAGTTAAAAGAAAATCTAAATTAGTATCACCACCAACTGCAGCTATTGATGGAGAAGAACCAGTTGCTTGGTTCGTTACATCAAAGTAGTTTACAGCTGAAGCTGTTTTTTGAAATCTTAAATATGGATTGTTTGAATCATCTTCGATTGCACCAGCGTCATCAATAATAATATCATTTCCATTTGTATCTAGTACTCCAGATAATTGTGGAGTGATGTCTGAAGATAAATCTGTGAAAGCTGTATCAACAACGTTAGTACCATCAGAGTAAACCATTTTAGTACCTTTATCAGTTGTACCCCAAGTTACTCCAGTTCCTGAAGTAGTTTTAACAGTTACAGTAAAAGCTCCTGTTGTTCCGTTTTCAATGATATAAGTTTTTTCAACTGAATCAGGAATTACAACATCAATGTTTGTAGTGATTGTTCCTGTTAATTTAATTACGGCATCTTTACCATTTGATGGAGCGCCATTTGAAAAAGTTAAAGTTGCACCAGTAGTTGCGTTAACTGTAATTGCAGAATAACCACCGATTGCTTGTTCTAAAACTAATAAGTTTGTGTTTGTAATTTGTCCCCAAGTTCCCGAGTTTTCACCAGTAGCTTGAACTGTTAATTTTAAATTAGCAGAAGTTGAGTTTGCCATAATTTTTTATCTCCAATTTTTAAATATTACTAAATTTAAGCAGCGGTGTCAACTGGTCTCCAAGTAGGCGCTGTTCCTGTATTTACTTGGTTCCAGATTAATGTTTTAAGGCTTCCCTCGTCCATTGTCAAGGCATTTCCTGTTAAAGTTACTAATGCATTTCCAGTGGTTGTTTCATCACCTTCCTGCATAGTCAATTCTTGACCGGTTACAGCAGCTATTGTATTTGCGTCTAATTCAGCTGTTCCATCAGCCATTGTCATAGCTTGACCAGTAACTGTTACATTAGCATCTCCAGTAATAGTTTCTTCACCTTGAACCATGGCCATTGCATTACCAGTTAATGCAACATCTGGCGCAGGATCCACGTTTCCTTCCTGCATAGACATAGCAAGTGTAGTTACTTGCTGATTACCATATGCACCAAAGCCCCATGCATAATTACCATTCCAAGTAGCAGCAGAAGTTGCTGATACTTCAGCTATAGTATTTGCATCGAGTTCAGCTGAACCATCGTTAGCTGTTAATTCTTGTCCTGTCGGATCTACAATTGCTTCTTGATATTGAAGCGTTGCAGTCATAGGTTGACCAGTTACATCTACATCAACTGCTGTACCACCTAAAGTTTCACCCTGAGTAATTGTTAATTCTTCACCTGTTACATCTACATCAGCAGTTATATTAAATGTTGGTGAATCTAATGTAGCGTTTAAACCAATTCCAGTTACATCAACTAATAAACCAGAAGATCCCCATGTCTCAGTGCCCCAGGTATCAGAGCCCCAACCAATATTTATTTCTGCATCGACAGTAACTGAATTTAAATTTGTAGATAGAGAATTACCTGTTGGTAACACAGTACCTTGAATACCCCAACCATTATCACCCCAAGTAATTCTACCCCAACCAGAATTAATTTCACCGGCTGTAGTTTCATCACCTAAAGTTGCAGATACAGGAATCCCTGTAACGGAAAGACTTACATTAGATAAATCATTCCATTGGTTAAAGCCCCAAGTAAGATTGCCCCAGGTATTGGACATAGGAAGTTACCTCCTATGATTACCCAGAGATTCTTAAGATCGCTGCTGTTGATGTTGCTGCTGGAAACTGAATTGTAAACGTACCAGAAGTTGCAGTTTTGTCTGCACCAAAATCTAATACAGCAACCGCTGCATCAGTTACAGTAGCAGATGTATTGTAAATCAATGCACCTCTAGCAGTTAACGTTACTCCAGTAAACGATAAGTTATTAAAGTCAACTCTAGCTACACCGGCAGTTTGTGATGTTCCTGCATTAACCAATGTCCCACCACCTGCTGTATATTGACCAGAATCAGCAACTTCATTTGAAGTAGTATATGAAGTAGTAGCAGAAGTTAGAGTTGCACCTGCGGTATAAAGAGCTAATTTAAAAACATCGCCACCAGTTTGTTTAAAGTTATGCTCACCTTCCAAAAGTTCTTTTTTGAAAGAGTTAGCAATCGCTTGTGTTATAGCCATAGTTTTATCTCCTTATATTTATTTTCCACCGACTCGAGGAACACCGCTTTGATATTCATCTCGTCTTCGTCTTCCCATTTGTTCTATTGAGAAGCCTTCTACCACTTGTTTATACTTTCCTTCGTATAATTGCAAGAGATCATTTGGCCCCTTCAAGAATGAAAATGCTTCTACTAAGCAAGCATATAATAAGCCATTGGGAAAATTTTGACTTAAATATGTAGTTGTATTTGTACTCGATAATCCTTGATCTTTCAAGATATAATTTAATTGAATTTCATAAGCTGAGTCTGGTGTAGGAGCTAGTACAATCGTATCTTGGTCCCACATACCGTAGTATTTTGGCTCTCCAGTAACCCCTGTTGAGTTATATTCTGACATGTAACTTGTGTCTCTATATTCTAAAAAATTTCTAGTTGAACCTGATCCACCATTTACAATTTGAGCAGATCTAACTACTAATAAATTATCTGGTGTATCAATAAATCTTTGGTCAGCTACTAATGAAGCTGTAGCATATCTTCTATTATTATCAGAATCTACATCTCTTAAAATTCTAAATTCTGCATTTTCAATAAATCCATCTACAATAGTAGATGTTAAAACATTTGAATCTACTTCTGTGTAATCTCTAATTTTTTGTACTAATTCTGCGTATGTCATTATATTATAC